CTGCAAGGTGTTTTTTGTGTTAATTATTCTTTTTTCGGTTGCCGTTTTGCTCTAAAATGAGATTTGTGCCGGTCTTTTTAATCTTATTTGGCTGATATTCAAGGATGTCAGCAACATCACAACCAAGGACTTCGCATATTCTGTCCAAGTGTTCAAGGTTAATGCGGTCACACATCTCATTATATATATCACATATTGTTGCAGGTCTTATGCCTGTTTTACGGGCAAGTTCAGCCTGCGTTATGCGGTATTTGCCAAGCAAATCAGACAAATGAATTTTAATCATAATAACGCCCCGAGTAATATAATATACTACTGCGTTATTATTTTGCTTAATTGGTAATATTATTACCAAATCAGTAATTGGTTATGATAACTTCTTTGAACTCCACACAATTATCGGGGGTTGCAGGGAGTAGATTTTGCCTACTTACGCACTTTATATTGTAACCTTTATACAAGTCACGAATGAAATCGCAATCGTTATAGGATAGGATAAAACGCCCTTTAATCCCCTTTAAAACGGCATTTAAACGGACGTGGTCATCCTTATTAAACTTACTGTAATTGCGGTTATAGTAGCGTTCAGAAGCTACGTATGGCGGATCTACATAGAACAAGGCAGATTCTCTGTCATATGTTTTTATGAGGTCTTCAAAGTCTCTATTTTCAACGATTACACTTTTTAATCGCTCCTTGTATTTCGGGAGTTCAGAAACAATGTTATCAATCGTTTTAGGAGCAGTTGCGAACGAATAGCGATTACTGCCGAAACTGCATTTGATTAAGTAAAGATACCTTGCCGCCCTCTGTAAGTCCGTAAGTTCAACTTGTTGCTCAATCTCATAGCGATATTGCGAAAACAGCTCTCGAGATTGTAACCAGTCAACCTCTTTTTGAAGTGCTGAACAGTTGTATTTTATTTGCTTATAAAGGTTAATCAGGTCGCCGTCAACGTCATTAAATACCTCCATTTGACCTTTGATTTTATCCTTACCGAATAAGACCCAGCCTGCACCGCCACACACCTCTATGTAGCGGTTACTGTCGCTGGGGATGAGTGAAATAATCTGATTTTTAAGGTGACTTTTGCCACCAATCCAGCCCATAAAGCTACGCATTTTTACCTCCATAATAACTTTTTTTAGGGGCGTTATTATGGATCAAAAAATCACTTTAAAAACTTGCGGTAAACAAATACAATGCTGTTGCTCTTTGGGTAGGCAATTTCTGCCATTCCTGCATTTTTACCCCTTTCTACAATGTAACGCACGGTTACTCTTGTACCTTTAGGGATTATGCCAAATTTAACTTTCTTGTCGGGGTGAGTGTAGATAGGTGCGGTTGATTTAGCGGTCATCTTCGGATACTTCGACAAGGAAGAATTGTTGCTAATTCTTGTATTTTGAACATAGCCTTCTTTGCCTCTATATTTAATTTTACTCCAGCCGTAACCGTCATCGAAAATGTGTGTAATACTTGAATTTTTAGGCATTGTACAAAGGTTTTTGCAGTCGCCGTATGCGTATGCCTTTGATTTGAGCTTACTTTCGCTCGTGATTTTATCATGAGCCGACGAGTTTGCAGATTTGTATGTAACGCCAAAAGCTGTGCATAAGCCTTTACAAATAGCTTCGCCGAGTTTTGTGGTATTGTTGATAATCCACTTTGCAAGATTTGAACTGTCATGAAATTCACATTCACAATATACGCATTTGGCGTGTGTTGAATTAATCTCAGCAAGTTCATTTTTTGAAATGCCTCTACCTACACCTGTGAGCTTTACAAGTTCGTTGTAAACCGGCTGTGCGTACTTGAGATTTTCCGCAGAACGGTTATAAACAAATACATTTGTACCCTTGCCGCCACCAGCGTTTGTATGGATGCAAACATGGACATCAGCTCCAAAGTTATTACTTTCAGAAATTGATGTGTACATATTCTGACCTTTCGGAGCACGCTTTACAGTAAATCCGCAACGCTTCAAGGCGGTTTCTGCTGCAATTGCAATCTTATTGCATTGTTCCATTTCTGTGGTATTGCCGTATGCGTATGAATTTGCATACTGATTTGACGGGCTGAGATAGATTTTCTTTGCCATTACTATTCCTCGCTTTCATTGTTATTCGTTTCTGTTGGCATCAACCATGCCTTCGCCGATGATATATGCTATCATCGTACCTGCGGACATAATAATTGATGTAACCTGTGCAGTTTCGGTTTCTGTTACTCCAAATCCCATAAGGAGTGCTGTAACAAAACCGATTACCGCTGCCCAAAATTTCCTGCTTGTAAGTTTCTGCTTCCAGTTGATTTTCTTCATTATGTTTCCTCGCTTTCTTCTATCATCGGATCATCTACAGTGGGGTTATCACCCCACACCGCCATTACTGCGTTATAGTATTCATCAGACAGCACCGTTTTGATCTGTTCTCTGCCCGATTTGCTGTTCATGTATGCGTTGCGGATGTTTCCGCCTACCTGCATTTCTTCACCGTTAAAGGTCAAAAACTGTTGTCTGAGTACCGACACGCTGTCCTTCGTGAGCATATCGAGTGTGATTTTTTCTTTAAGTTCCATTTTTTCATACCTCCGTTATTTTTATATTTTGTAAATCAAAGAAAAGTTTACCTGCTCATCAGCGACGAAATTATAAGCCTGTTTATTGAGCGGAGTAAACTGCAACCAAGCCGATTTATTTACACTTCCTCTGAACATTCCGCCGTTTTTGCTTATGCCGATATCATGAACAATCACATCCGATTTGTTTGAGAAAGGCATATTGAGCAAAGCTATTGTAGATGTTCCGCCTAAAGATGTTGCGTTCATAATGACGGTGACATTTACAATAACGATATCGCCAATTTTTTCATAAAGGCAAGTTGCAGATTTTATTTTATCAATCTGAGTAGAGTACGGAGTAAGAGTAGCTGTACCAAGTTCGATATTTGACGAATCGTATTTAGTTGCCAAGGCGGTTTTATCTGCTTTAACAAGCAGAGCGCTGTAAACCGTACCGCTTGTCAGATAACACGGACTATTATTTTTGGGTTCACTGTCAAACGGCATTGAATTGAGCTTTTGGGCAAGTTTTTGGTCTGTTCTTTCCTTCGTATATGCGTCCATAATTCCGTACCCTGCGAGTGTTGTTACCTTATTTGCCTTGCTATTTATAATAGCTGTAAGAACTTTGTTCTGTACAGGATTAACGCTCTTAGCATCCAGTGCAGTATCGGTAAGCACAGCTCCACTCTCGGTCAGAGCAATGACACGGGACAATATGTCTAATAATTCGGGATAATAGTCAGAGGTAGTAATATCACCGTCATAATCGCCGTGAGTGTTTATTACAAACGGCTGTGTAGAGTAGGTACGAGTACCGTCTGTAAGCACAATTTTAGCAACCGTTCTGCCGGCGGATGAAAGCATAGCCTTATCTGTAGTTACAGTAACAATATTTTTTGCTACTGTAGCATTTACAGCAAAATAGTTACTGCCGCTTTTACCTTTGCACACAGCTGTCGCACCTGTTGCATCATAAGCTTCGCCATCAGCGGTAAGGTTAATTTTAATCCGTCTGCCAATGTCATATTGCCCTGCTGAGATTACTATGGGAGTAGCCTGACAGTTTAAATCAAGCGTAATTTTAGCAACATATTCATTCATCGGCGTGCTCCTTTTCCGTTGTTGTAGCTTCGCCTGTGAGTTCTGCGATTACCTGTGATTTGATATCCACAAGCACTGATGACATTATGCCGTCAATAAGACTTGCCGGGAAGCCGTATTTACTTACAATTGCATTAACAGCGGCAATAAGTTCTGAACGAGCTGATTGTAATGCTAATGGACTAAGTTTCGTCTGCATTTTTATCCTCCTTTGAGTGAATTTCTTCAGACCGTTCTGCCGGTCTTGATTTATCCGTTTCGGCAATTTCCTTCGTATTGATTATGTAATCCATTTTAATTACCTCCTAAGCAGTTAACGATTGAAGAATGCCATTTTTGAAGGTCATTTTAAACTCTTTCCAAGTTGCTGCTGTACCATTGCTGTTAAATGATGTTACATAATAACCCGAAAAAGTGTCTGTAATAGAGCCGCCTTTAAAGCCCCAATCATTCAAAATAGCGTTGTGTAAATAATGATTCCGCAAGTTAAGGTCACAACCTGTGTGTAACTGATTGGCTTCAAGCGAACCGATTTTTTGAGCGGCATATGTAAAAATAAGAGTGTATGAAGAATCAGTTGATTTCATACGATAACACCAATCCATAAATGCCGAACCGTTTTCAAGGTTAAACGAAAGGTCACGCTTTGAAGTATCAGAAGCATAACAACCGGTACCTATGTAACCTACCTTAGTGCCTTTGTAGTAAAAATTTTGACCTACCGAATTTAACGACATTAGCTTTTTGCCGTTATTATCAAAAATATCATGTCCTGTTGATGACAAGCTCATCAGCTTTGTGTTCTGGGAATTGTACACATTTAGCTGTGAATTTTCAAATTTTATGTAATTTGAAATTTTGTTCCAAGCAATTTTGATGTCATCGGCAGATTGTTGGAGAAGAGTACCCCACCTGTCCGAACCGACAACCTTGTTGACTTCAAAAAATAATCCCTCGGCGGTTTGTGTAATCACCGAGCTGTTGAGCGAACTTGCCCACGAATCGGACACATGAAGAACGGTTGTGTCTAAGTCCTGTTTAATCTCATTTACCTTGTTATGGTCGTGCAAAGTTTGTGCGTCAAGAGCGGTAACCTTGTTTTGCAAGGTCTGCAACTTCCCTGTTATCTTGGCTGGCACGGTTGATAAAGTAACCGTGTTAAGTGTTGCATCGGCGGGGTATTCTTTAATCTCTACAATGCGGTAGTTAATCCTTGTCTTGCGTTTACGGTCAATCAGAGTAACCACATCATATAAATCAAAGGCAAGCACATCACCGTATGTGTCAGGCAACGTTTTTGCAAGGTCAATCACCTTAGCTGTATATGATTGCTCAGGTACAGCAAGCACGGCAAGTTTTGCGTTGGCATCGTCAAGCAAAGTTTGCTTGTTTGTGTAACGCTCATCACGCCATATAGCAGAAACCACTTTATCAGTGTAACTGTAATTTTCAAGGTAGGCTTTGCCATTATTTAAACTTGCAATACTCAAGCCGTCCTTACCATAAGGATAAAGTCTTGTAACCAAACTTGTGGTACTGCCTTTGTAAGTCATATCGCTCAAATTAAGCTCATCGGTAAAGTAAGTGCCTGTCGGCTCGGTATTATTGTATGGCTTTATACAATAGATGACCTTGTTAATCGTATCAAAACGATAGCGAGTATTGTATGCCGTTGAGTTTTGGCAGTAGTCAAGTATTTCAAGCGTGGTAACATCAGTCAGCTCAAGCGTTCGGCGAGCTGACACAAGGTCGGCATCAACTATAGTCCAACCTGTGCCTTTTAAAATCTCCGAACATACGCTTGCAAAGCTTACGGTGCTTTTGTTATAAGTGGGGTAAACATTATAATTAAGTCCCGTGAGGTCAAGCTCACAGGTTATCGTGCTTACTGTTTTACGCTCGTTAATGCCGTTGATAAGATAACGCTGTCCGTCATATTCGACCGTACCATACAAAACAAAATACCTATATAATTCGTGGTCAGGTGAGATATCAAACTGCAAAGTCATCAAACCGTCCTCTGAACGAGTACGAAAAAAGGTATTATCAATGTCACGATACACCTTAATATCATCACCGTAAAATACCTTTAAAAACATCTTAAACACCTCCTAAACTAAATGTAAATTGGCGTGTAAGACACCGTTATGCTGACATCAGATGCAGACGATGTTATCTGATTTTTGCCCGGTTGCAGAACAGGGAAATCAATCAAATCACTGTCGCCAAACTTATTTTTGCCGTCTGCAGTAATTAATCCTGACACGCTGTCAATAACAATTTTTGTGCCGACTGTTATATTTTTGATAGTAACTCCCTGCAAAATTACCTCAGATTTTGTATTAGCATACACAGCTGTAATTATGGGTAGTGTAGCCGTGTTTGACTTGCAAATCATATAGCTGTTTGCTTTTATAATCTCACTGATAGGCTTTGCGTGACGAACAGCATTAAATGTATATGTAACATCATGCTCACCGCTGCTATCAAAAGTTGCGGCGGCAATGCTGTTGACAATTGCCGTATAAATAAATCCGTCAGGGAGAGAAATTTCAACTACTTTGCCAACAAGCAAGCCCTCAAATGCGGTTATATTTTCGGTTGCTATTGCAAGGCGGTCTGATACCGTCAAGCCTTTTGCATTGTCACCAAAATAGTGAGGGTAAAAAGTCAAGGTCAAAGACAAAGTCCTTGTGCCGGGGACAGCCGAAAACAAGGTTGGTGCAGTCAAAAAACTGCGAGAGGCAGAAAGGTTATTTGTAACGGTTGTACCACTAACCGAATAACTTTGTAAGCGAGCATTGTATGCAGAAATATCAACGCCGTTTATTGTCATTTCGTTAAGCATTTTATCTGTCCTCCCATGCAAGTTCTTCAGAAACATACGGCGTGAGTGCCACAGCTGTTTCTCGACCGTCAATATTAATTGAGGTGTGAATATCGCCTTTAAGGCTGTACTTACGCTCGTTATCCTCGCTCATCAGCTCGACATTGTGGTTGACATCAGCCGTGAATTTGGATCTGAGCATAGCCTGTCCTGCAGACACAGCCGACCTCATCTTGCTGACTAAACCGTCAGCTGAAACACCTGCCTGCATACGCTCGGTAAATGTGGATGCCACCGTGTCAGCCTGCTTATAAAGTTTTGGAGCTTCGGCATCAAGTCCGTTTTCACCGCCTTCAAGTGTGTAGCCGAAAATCTTTTTAAACACTTTTGAGGGGGAGTGTTCATCAAACATTTTCTTGAAAATATTGATAACACTGCCTGAAATTTCTGAGGCCTTAGAATAAAGCGAATCCTGTTTTTCTGATAAACCAGTTTCCGCTCCTTCCATAGCATCTATAAAGCTTTGTTTAGTGTCTTCATCAAGGTTATCAAACGCTCCTAAAAATGCAGAATTTATTCCTTTAGCTTTTGTATCTGTTTCTCCGGTATATTGTTCATACAAACCCATTAAAGATAGAAATGCAACCAACTGATCTTGGTATTTTTCATCAGATAAAGCCTTGCCTTGTTTGTTTCTTATTTCACCGAGTTCTTTGCTGTACCTTGCATTTTCTTCTTCTTCGGCTTTTTCTTTGATTCTAAGTGCAGTGCCTGCCATAAGAGATTTTTGAGTATCAGTTAAATTTTTGTTGCTTATTTTATAAAGTTCAGTATTATAATTACTTGCTATATCAATAAGTTTTTGTTTATGCGTTTGCTCGGCATCACTTTCATCTTGATTTAATTCTTTTAAATCTTTAGTTGTACTTTTCAACGCTTCTGCACGATTATAATAACCGTCTTTAATAATTTTAAGAGTATCCCCAGCCTCTTTATTAGCTGCACTAACAGCTTGCTGATAGCTTGCTTCTGCGGCTTTAACATCAGCATCATGTTCTTTCTGCGAATAATCACTATCCGTTTTCAACCTCAAATCAAGCAAGGCTACTTCTTCGGTATATTGCTCGTATGCTTTATCAATTACTGTTGTACGAGTTTCTTCGGCAGAGTTGGTAAGTTTTTGTGCTCTTTGAGTATATTCTTCAAGCGATAAATCAGATGCTTCATTTAGAGCTTTAGCCTGAGTTGTAACAACCCCTTGCTTTGCTTCTTCAATAGCAAGTTCTTGATCCGCAAGTTCGTGCATTTTGGCGAAAAGGTCTTCAAGTCTTTGAATTTCACCGCCGGTTAATTCTTTTCGATTTTCCGAGGCAGTTTTACAAATCTCTGTAATTTCGGATTGAACATTGTCCATATTTTCGGACAACTTTTGTTTTTCATCATCGGAAATAATGATGCTTTCATTGAAGTTATCAAAGATACTGCCTGAACCTTCAATCTTACTCATAAAATCGCCAAACTTTGAACCTATATCCTCATATGACGAACCAAGATTGTCGTTTGCCGACTGTAAATTAGTCTCCGCACTTGCAAGATCGTCCGTTGATTGAGTTGCATCACCGTTAGCGGCAGAAAACGCAATAATGCCTGCTGTCAAAGCTGTAATACCTGTCAAGATAAGCACGGCAGGATTAAGTGACATTGCCATATTCCACGCATATTGTGCAGCTGTTGCGAGCGTGATTTCACCTGTTAATGCACCGACTGCTATTTGTTTAAGCGTTATAGTGCCAAGTGATGCAGCTTCGGCAAGGCTCTCCGCTGTTACAGATGCGGCATGTGATTTAACGAGAGCTGTGATAGACGAGATGATTTTCCAAGCTTTCCACGCCGTGATTGCTGTAGTAACAATAGGCAAGAGTATATTGAGGTTGTCGGCAATCAAGTCAATAGCTTTTGCAAGCGGTGGTATAACCACTTTTGCAATGTTAGTAATAGTTTTGCCGAGGTTAATCAATATGGTTTTAACTGTATTGATAGCTTTTTTAAGACCGCCATTTTCAAAGGATTTTTTGATAGTGTTAATTGCCTCTTTAACGGGGGCTTGCAGTTCTTTTGGCAGTAACTTAACTAAGTTTTTAGTTAAAGCATCTACGATACTTTTTGCCGCAGACAGTAGATCGGGAGCACGGTCACTTATGCCTTTAACCAATGTTTTTACGATGTTTATAGCCGCTTTAACAAGTTTTGATGAGTTATTTGCAATACCATTAACAAATGCCTGTAAAAATGACATAGCTGCATCAATCATCTTAGGTGCGGCTTCAACAGCTTTTGTTGCAAGCTCACCGAAAATAGAGCCAGCTTCTTCAATCATTCCCGACAAGCCACCTTCGGTAAATGCCGTGGTTAACCTATTGACATAGTTCTGAGCTTCCTTTGCGGCATCGGTCAGAGGCTCAGACATACTTTCGTATATTTCTATACCCAAGCCTTCAAGTCCTGATTTAAGAATCGTAATCTGTCCCTGCAGATTGTTCTGCATCGTATCAGCCATTTTTTGAGCTGATCCATCAGCATTATCAATGTTTTTAACAAGGCTGTTGAAATCCTTATCACTCGCATTGATGATAGCAAGCATACCCGACATAGCCTCTTTACCGAAGAGAGTACTTGCGGCGGCTGTTTGTTCTGTTTCGGATAAACCGCTAAACTTTGTTCTAAGTTCTTTGATAACATCAATTAAAGGTAATGCTTCGCCGTTGGCATCGATCATGCTTATTTTGTACTCATCCATTACCTTTTGCATTTCTTTAGTCGGAGAAGCAAGGTTAGATAAAGCTGTTTTAAGGCTTGTGCCTGCCATACTGCCCTTAACACTTGCATTAGCCATAAGTCCAAGGGCAACAGATACATCTTCAACACTATAATTCATCGCACCTGCAAGAGGGGCTACATACTTAAAACTCTCACCGAGCATTGACACATTAGTATTTGCAGAGCTTGATGCTTTAGCAAGTACATCGGCAAAATGTGTGCTGTCAGATGCTTTTAAGCCAAATGCAGTAATTGCATCGGTAACAATATCTGAGGTTGTCGCAAGGTCAAGACCGTCTGCAGCGGCAAGTGACATAATTCCGTCAATACCATTGAGCATTGATTTAGTATCCCAACCAGCCATTGCCATATATTGTAAAGCCTCAGCAGATTCGGAGGCTGAGAACTTTGTCTTAGCACCCATCTCTTTAGCCTTGTCAGTAAGGCTCTGCAAGTCTTTACCGCTTGCACCGCTGATAGCCGAAACCTTAGACATTGCCGCCTCGAAAGATGAACCGACAGTTGCCGCTGCTGTTGCTCCTGCTCCAAGAGTTGTAGCTATACCGGCAAGAGTTGTCGTTATTGCGGACACACCTGTTTTTGCAAGACCTTTCAACTTGTCAATGCCCGTTTTAAAGCCACCGGTATCAATTTTTGTGTCAATTTTTATAGATCCGTCATACGCCAATATCCCACATCCTTTACTGTGAGGTCATCGGCATCCAATGGCTCTACTTGACCTGATTATTTTTTATCGTTTAATACGATTTCAAATAGCTTTTTGCAGTTACGCCCTTTACAGTATGTAAAAATGCCCTTACACCTTGACGATTTGTCAAAGTAATATAAGGGCATTTCGTAACCGCAAAAAGGGCATTTAATTTTTTGTTTGTTTTTCAATTTATCACCTACGATAAATCATATTGATTTTTACTTGTTAATTTTGTTTTAACACTTAAATCTAATTCATTTTTCGGTACTTTAGAAGTGAATTCAAACTCAGCGTAACCGCTGGTTTCGCCTTCAAATTTATATACATATGTATTTATATAATAATCATCAGTTTCGTCTTTTGATTCTGATATCTTAGTACCTTTTCCGCCAACAATTTCTTCAACTTTAAATATGGTCATTCCCATATTTATTTGGTCAAACTCATCTTTGCTGATTCCTGACGGGTCGTTTTTAGCTCCACAGGCTGTGCAAGTCAATGCTAACAATGCAATAGTTATAAAGGATAGAATCTTTTTCATAGCTGTACCACCTCAATAAATTTTATATACACATTATACAAAATCTATATAAGTTCGTCAACTGATTTTCCTGATAACAAAGCCTCTTCAATCGCATTATACTTTTCCTGCACCGACAGCGGCAGAGGCAGGGCATAGAGTTTTTTCATTCGCTGATAAAAATTGCGGTCTGCCGTTGACATTTTAGGGGTAATCGGCATACTGCGATAACCTAAAATTTTTGTAAACATACAATCGGCACGCAATGACATAAACAATGCTCTGAACTTCCACCAATGCAAATTTGCATCGTTGAGGTCAATGCCGTACTGCTCTAAAAATGCCGCATAGATATAGCCGTCATCAAAATCGTAATCAAATACAGCTTTATCATTGCCACCGCCTGAATGCTTTTCGGGTGGTTTTCCACAGCGATAAAAGTTTAAAATAGCCTCGACTGTTTCTTCGTTCATCGGGCAAGGTGTTCTGAATACAAGCTTCTGAATTTCTGCGAGTATTTCAGCCGATAGTGTATCATCAATTTGATTAGTAAGTATAAGCTCGAATTTAATCCACACTCTAAAGTCGGTGTTGATTTTATAATCTACACCCGACACGGTTATTGTATCGGGTGTTTTGTCACAAAGCAGATTCATTACTTTGTCGCCGGTTTAAGTGTCTTTTTGTAATGATTGTACTGCTTATGCCTTTTGCCCCTGTGGTTGTTGTTCATTGCAATTGCTCTGCTTTTATACATACTACCGAGCTTTGAGCCGAAAGCATTAACAGCCTTGACAACATCCTCGTAGGCATTGATACAGGTTGTAAGGTTTACGGTTTCGCCGAAAACCTTTTTAGCTGTACCGTCACCAAAAACCTCATCAAAAAAGTTAAAAACAGCCGTACACTGAGCACGGATAAGCTCTGACTGGCGTTTGCCCTCGGGCTGTAAATCATTCATTGCCTTTGCCACATTATCGTGAGCGTGTTCGTAACGCTCCATAACGAGTGCATCGGCAACATCAATGTCAGGTAAATTTACACCGTTAATAACCATATTTTATGCCTCCGAAGTTTTTGCTGTAAATGTCTTTGTGGTTGTGTCAAAAGTACCCTCGACAGGATCTCCTTTTGCAAGGAAATTGCCACTGCAGCCCATTTCGCCGTCATCATTCGTAAAACTTGCCACCTCGACTGCAACACGGATTTTGCGTGCATGATATGTGGTCTTGTTACTGCCGCCTTCAACAGGCTGGTCAAGGTCAACGATAACATAATCTGTTTCGGCATCAGCTCCCACAAGCTGTTTCTCACCGATATTGATAATGTAATTGATTGCGTCCTGCTCACGGATCTGGTCAACCTCAAATGCCGTTGTCCAATCGTAACCGCTGATTGATTTTGTTGCAGATTTGTCGCAGACATACTTACGGCTCTTAGTCTGAGCCGCAGGTGATTCATCAAGTGTCTTTGCACCTACACCGAGCAGAGAAAAATTCGGCGACTTGTTTGTGCCGCCGCAGTCAAGATAATTCGCCTGCATACGCCTCTGTCTGATTACTTCACTCATTATTTTTTACCTCCAATTTTAGTATATTTAAGTTGGCACTGTATTTGATATCGTGCCGATTTTGTGTCATTGTCGATTGCATACCCCGATGACAGCACCTTAACGGATAAAGGGGTTAAACCTTCGGGCAGTTTCGGCAGTTTGCCGTTTAAGTCCTGTTCGGCAATCCACTCTTGTAATCTTTCATAAAATTCAAGATTTGCCATATTGATTGATTCATCGGGACTGTAATTTTCACGGCTTGCAAAGATAAAGAGGTACTGGCATTTAGCAGAGCCGTCAATGTACTGCTTTAGTACAGTTTTGCACGGCACAACCTCAATGCTGTACTGTTCGGGATCTTCGCCGAGATAGTCAACATTAAGGTCATTATCAACCTCTAATACATCGCAATCGGCAAACCACCTAAACAATGATTTAATGATTGATGTTTCCATTATTTTCTATTTTCCTCCGCTTTTTTCTTTGGCGGTTTTTATAATATCGTCAAGGTGATCTGCTTTCATTCGCTCAAACCAAAACCTGCCCCTTAGACCACCGCTTGCTGTACCTTGTTTGCCTTTGCCTGCATTTAGGTAGTAATTGGTATGTGCATAAACGGCATTATACATAACTTCGCCACTACCGATTTTTGTACCTCTTATACCACTGCTTTTTAAGTAGCCTGTCTTAAAAGGTACATAAGGGTCACTACGGCGAAGGACTTCGCTGTCAACAATTTTCTGCACCCTGCCTGTTGGCTCAAGTCCACGGTCTTTAAGCATTGTTTCGGTGGTGTTAAAAAGCAGTTTAATAATCATTTAACCACCAATTTAATGTGTCTTGAAAAGGCACTTGCCGACAGATTTTCGGTGACCTGCGTAATCTGCTGACCGCCTGCGTCAAGGATATCCTTAACAGTAATTACATCAAGGTCAACCAAGCCTTTTACAACATAATCTCCCTTTTTTAGGGAGTAGCAATTGTCACTTTCATCAAGCGGTAAAGACTTGTATGTTGACGGGTCAACATAGTGAGTAGTCTGCAAAACGCTGTCGGGGATACGGATTACATACTCATCAGATGCAGACACATTTTTGTCAGCAACAATAATTTGATCCCTACCGTGGTAATTAACTCCGTCCAAAACAGTTGCAAACCAAAAGGTTTCACGACCCTGCTTTTTAGAGCAAAACACGGTAATGCGTGTGTTGTTTGTGAGCATTATCTCACCCCTTGATATAAAAGACCTGTGCCGCTTAACTCTTGCTTGATAGCCTTGTACATTGCTCTTTTTTCACGCTCTGCAAGCTCATCGGCATTGTAATCCTTGTATGTAACGCTGTAACCGTCCGTTGATTCGGACTTGATACCTTGAGGGATATTTGCCACACCTTCACGGATTTCGGCAACCGCCTCAGCGGCGGCACAAACAGCGTTTTTCACAGGCTCGGTCACTTCGGAAATTTTTCCCATAACGACATAATTAAGAAAGCGTTCCGCCTTGCGTGCATAGCGGTTAAATTCTTCGGCGGTTAAAGCACCGCCGAAAGAATCCTTGTAATAAACATAATCCGCATACATTTAAGACACCTTGATATTACGGAATACACCACATTTTGTTGTGTTTTTGAGAGCCACAGCGGCAACCATTTCAACCTCAGCCTTTTTGACTGCACCAGGGGCAGTAAGGTCAGGCATATATGTTTTGATGATTGATGAACCGCTGAGGGAAACACCGTGGAAAGCATCAAGACCAAGCTGTACCGCATAAAGGTCGGTAAGACCTGTTACCTTTGAGCTTGATGCACCTGTTTCGTAAATCGGCACGCAGGGAACTGTGGCAGAACCGTTGTAATAGTTACCCATATCGTAAAAAACGATATTGTCATAGCCCTGAGCAGTTTTACCGAAAGCGTCCTCGGCTCTTGTGAGATAGCCTGCACGCTGAGCTACACTCTTGAGCTTGGCAATCAGCTTGCTGTTACCGAGAAGAAATGTAGGCTTGCCGTCAATACCGCCGATAAACTCGTTGAGCATATCAATCATTGTCTGATAATTACTTGTAAGATTTGCAGTTGTCGAAAGGTCAACTACCGTCTTATCAGATCCTGCATTGTACTCAGTGCTTGTGCCCTTGAGGAGAGTTGTAAGACCGTCAAAATCAACCGCCTTGTTAGTTTTTGAACCGTTGATGCAACAGTTCTGAAAATGGTTGCGAGTAGCGAGAGTCATCTGCTCAAGCTGGAACGCAATCTCGTTTGTGGTTGCTTCCTGCACAACACGGTCAACTTCGCTTACTCCGCCGAAGATTTTAAGGTCAACACTCTTTTTGATTCTCTTAGCCTCGTTTGCGGTGTATTCGCTGTTAATCGCTCTGCCTGCCGCTGTTGACGGTGTCTGCAACTGTAAATAACCGTATGTCATGGTAGAACCACCGACACCCGGTGATACGGCATCATCAAAAGTAAGCTCATCCATAAACTGTGAGCCACGGCGAAGAGTATCAATAACCTCCTGTGTAACTTTGTCGGCTCTGCCGACACTTGCTTCTGCTAATGTGATAGGCATTTTGTTTCCTCCTTATTTCTTGTAAAAATCTTCAACAGCGGATTTGATGTTAGAGCCTGATTTTGCTTTTGCTCCGCCTGTGGGTCCGCCGAGGTCAAGTTTCTTTTTGGGTTCTTCCTCTGACTTAAAGAGGAAAGGCTTTGACTGTTTCAGTTCTGCAAGCTGTTCGTCAAGTCCCGTGATTTTGCCGTCTTCGCCCTGTGCGATTTTTGACATATCAATGTTAGCCTTGACAGACACAAGGTCAGCCGCCCCTGCGTTGTTGATTGCAGATTCAACCGCCTGCTCAAACTTGTAATCGTTGAGCTTTTTATCACCCTCAGCCTGTGCCTGCTTAACCTTATCCTGCCAGTCGGGGTCATACCCCTCAAGATTTGCGTTTGCACTTGCAAGCTGATTTGATACATCATCGTACTTGTCCTTTTCGACATACTGACCACCTGCAAGGTTGCCGAGCTTAACATCTGCCGCATTGTTTACCTTTTCGGCAAACTGTTCAAATGTTAACGCTTCGCCGCCAAACAGGGCTTTTAAAATTTCCATTAAGTCCATTTGTTTGCTCCTTTCAATTTATTAGCAATTGTGTGTATGCTCAGATATTTGAGCAATATTTAAAACCCCCGAAATTCGGGAGCTTATAACCGTAGTTCGTGAATTTGAGGGTAAAAGTAAAAGGGATGTTCCAAACACCCCTTTAATACCCTTTTAAATTCGTTTAATTTTGTTTTTATTCAATCAACTATGTAACTTTACCTTTTAGCAGTAAAGGCTTATACAAACTAATTTAAAGCCGCTTTTGTATTCGCATATACATTGTCATACAGTATATCGTCATATATCTTTTGAGCTTTTCTTCCAAGACTATTATAATCATAGCCATTATTTTCCCAGCAATCAGGATTCATGTCAAGCCAATCAGAAAAAGCTACAAGGGCATTACGTACAGTAGTAGCTTCTAAGATTTTTTCAGGATTTGGAATATACTTTTTTATAAATTCTGCATTTTTCTCATTTATTACGATTGCCATAATATCATCCTCCTCCAAACGAAGTAGCCTGTATAAGTAACTTATCCGTTATACTATAAACGAAAGAACAACTTTTACCTGTAAATTTTACTCGTTTATCTAAGTACACCGAACCGTTTTTCTTCATACTTATAAAGCTCGGTTCAGAGATACTTATTGGATTTGCAATAGTGTCCTTTAATTGTTCTAAAGTTGTACCTAATCGCATATCTTTATGTTTTGTTGATGTTTGACCTAAAACTCTGTCAACAAAATGTGTAGTAAAATCCGTTATGTCATAATCAGGGTTACTGTTAATTTTCAGACCAACAAGTTCTCTTCTTATTTCATCAGCTTTACTTTCATATAAATCGAACCCTGTAAAAGGAGATATATTTCCTTCATCAATAGCTTTTACATAGCCTTTAAGAAGTTTATACCTTTCAATATCATTATACTTCACATTGTAATATTCTGCAAGTGTTTCAATGTTATTGATATTATGTTCTTTGCTCCAAGTTCTGTAATACTTTTTAGCAACACCGGTAGATTTTTGAGAGGTACTTTTACCAAATCCGTAAACTTGCGAGCGTGAACCGTCAGGAAGTAATCCCGTCCTATTACAAAAATTATTCATCTCTGCTTCTTGCCGTTTTAGTTTAATCGCATACCGTTCAAAGTCTTCTTGTATAGCCTTTTGTAAGGACTCACTGTCGGTATTTGTTATACACTCATCTTGTGCGGCAAGTATGCGTTTCGTTTCACGGATTTTGCGTTCAAAAGCTCTTTGCTGTTGTTCTGCCTCATACAGCGTGTGCATTGAGCCGTCAGGGTATTCAATGTTTTTAGCATTAAGTTCTTCGATGTCTTTTGCCGAGTACATTCGACTACTACCCTCAAAGTACGGATACCAATCGTGTCGGCAGTTCCAGCCTTTGAATCCGTCACCTGTGCCATAACCAATATCGGACAAGGACAAGTAACCTCTTTGACCACTCAGGCTTACAATCTGCCCCTGCCAAGCCGAGTGGCTCGGTCGAGCTCCTGCGTGGGCGGTGATTTCCATAAGGTCACAGCCAAGCTCTTGTGCATTTGATAGGCATATCTGACCCGTGGTTTGACCTATGCCGGTCATAACATTACGGCGGACAGCAACATCAAGTCGGTCACGATGACCGGAGGGATAGATTACAAACGCTCCGTCTTGAGCTACCTGTTTAATTGCATCGGCAATTGCCTGTTGCGGAGTAAACGCTCCGCTTGATGCTTTTAACTCAGCAAGACTGCAGGCATTGATAAAGCTCGTTTGCGATGACACAGCTGTGGTCAGAGTAAGATTGCTAAGATTGCCCTGCGTTTTCTTAAAGCCTGCCTCAAGTAATTGCATTTGCACATCGGACACCTTGAGTGACTTTGGATTTAAGCCGTTTTGTCGGTAAATCTCGTTGTCATACTCCGTAGCGGTCACACCTGCATCTTCAAAGAGCTTTTTTAACTCTGATTCTGTCCTGTCGCTGTATTTTGCAACACTTGACAACACATCGGAGTGCAGAGTGCCAAGCTCCTGCATATGCTGTGCCTGCCATATGCCCGTGTCAGTCATTGTTCCTGTTTTTGCAATTCTGCGAGCAATGTCACGGACTATCTCCTCTTCAAGCTGTGAATATAGGTTGATGATATCATCGGCACAATGAGCAAGCTGTTCCGGCGTGAGCATTAAGAGCCACCGCCTTCATCAAAAAAACTTTGTACACCGCTTTCGGGTAACATTTCTGCCGCCTGTTTATCATCAACACCGTAACGCCACTTGAGATAATCGGTCTTTTTGCGGATTCCGCTGTTGACCTCATTGAGCTGTATTGCCTGCTCCTTGTCCTTATCTTCAAGCACGCCGTCGCCCCAATTAAAGCTAACTTCGTACTCTCCGCTTGGAGCAAGATTACAGGCATCAGCCATAGCATTGCACGCATATATGTAGTCCTCAAGTACAGCCTCAAGCGAGTGCTGCATATCAGACACAGCTGTATAGCTACGCTGTTTTGATGCTTTGATTTCTTCCGCTGTCTTATCTACATTTTGTGGGTTTGACAATGTGCCGTAAGCAAGGGAGCAGTTAAACTCAATCTGTCTTTTTATTTCGTTTAGTCCATTTGAGTAGTTATCATCACGCAAAGTCGGGTTAAAAACCTCATAAAAAGACTTATCTTTGTTATCGTCTGCATCAATGTTAAATTTGCGAAACAATCTATCACGGGTTGACGGTGTTCCGAGCGTATCTTCGCCCGGTCGCTGTCGAAGGACCTCTTCGCCGGCATCAACTGCAAGCTCGCCGCCTTCAAACTCCCACAAATATCTGTCCCACTGCAAGTCAGCCTCATTAAGCAGCTTAATTGCTCGGCTGTAAACAGACACACCTAAGGGACTGCCACTTTCGATGTTATTAGCAAAAGGTACAGACCAAAAAGCAAATAAAGGACGGTCAACATCATTGATAACTATGTATGGGTCAATTCTCGACCACATATCGCTGTCAAGATTTTCAGGATTTATTTCCGCCCCGATGTTGTCGGGACTGGATGAAACAAAAAAGTGACTTTCAATTGTGTGTGATTTGTTTTCGTAGCTGTAAGTCTGCTTTTCAACTCTTGTGTAATAGTTCTTGCCTTTGACCTCTTGATTAAAAAACACGGCAGCGGTTATTATGCCGTTGCTGTAATTAAGAGGGATAAACTTGTCCTGCGTGATGCAATCGGGGAGGATTACACCATTACGAACATACGGTTTAAACATTATGCCGCCGACCGCACAACCTGCCTCAAGCCTTACTCTGAGCTGTTCAAGCAATCTTTCATACTGTTCTTGTAAATAATCCGCACGCTCTGAACCCGTTATTTCGCTCTCAAATTCAATCATAATTAACCGTGCAAATTCGGACGCTATCGTTGCACCGAGGTTAAGTGTCTTGTTGTGGCAATCTTTGCTCCAAGACGGCTCATCGGCATATATTTCAAGCCATACTTCCATAGCCTCTTCCATATTATCAAATTGATAATTGTTTGTAGCGTTTTCGGGGTCAAGTTTGTTTACGATACTCCTTAACCAACTTAAAAACACATATTTAGCACGCCTTTTCAATTGCTCACCTCCTAATCGTTATATTTAAAAATTCTGCGTAAAATTGTGTACGCAAAATATCTTATATCGTCCATTGCGTGGTCATTTTCTTTAACAACCTTATCAACTTCGGCTTTTTCGTCCCAGCGGTACATACCAAACTCTTCCTGAGATGCCTTGCACTTCACACCGATTTTTATTCTGCCGTTTGAGAGCATTTGACTTGTAGTTCTGATGCCGTTTATAACATCATTTTTCGCCGACTTAACAAAAAACTTGCCGTGTCTTTTGATCGTAGCTTTAAAGCTGGCGGCGGACGGGTCAATTATCACACGCTCTATATAGCGGTCACCTGCGAGCTTATCAAGCTCTGCGTAATGCTCTTCATCGGTGCGTTGATAGCCTTCCTTGCGACTGTTGTAGTAATATTCGTCAACTCTAATAGCTTCGTTGTCGGTCACACACCAAAGTCCCATTGAGCAAGGGTTAATAGTACCGTAGTCCATTGAGATGTACCATGTGCCTACAATCTCATCGGGATTGCCGTCCCACAACTTATCCTTAATATGGTCATTGTAATCTTGGTAAACAAGACCCTCGGCAATGACCCACTCACCAAGGATAAAGCGGCGGTAAAATGTGCCTTGGTAGAGGCTGTAATACCGCTGTTTTACCTTGTCTGATAATGATAGGTTATCGTCCATTAAAAATTTAAGTCGCAAAGCGTGCTTATCCTCAGCCTTTAAAACCCACTCACGATAAAACCAATGGTTAGGGTTATCGGGGTTGCAGTTAAACCAAAACCTTGCACCCTCAACAGAGCAACGGGCAAGAGCCTGCTCAACAAATGACCTCGGCATCAGAGCAACCTCATCGAAGAGGACGCCTGCAAGCGTAACGCCCTGAATTAAGTCCTGTGAGCTTTCGTCTTTACCGCCGAAAATGTAAAATGTATTAGATTTGCCGTCTTTGCTGATTATCAGCAAGTTTTCCGACCGTTTATCCTTGATGTCATAGCGGTGTTTGAGCATATTGATAAGAGGCTTAATAACATTTCGCCTGCAAGAGCCTACGGTTTTACCGCATATAGCAAAGTTACAGTCGGCAAATGTTGCCATTGCCCAAAAGACGAATGAAATACTCATACTAACAGTTTTGCCCGAACGGACAGATCCGTCTGCAATTATCGCATCATATTTATCCTTTATCCCGTCAACTTTCCACCAGCTAAGTACTTTTAGCTGCTTTCTCGAAAAAGGCTTAAATTTCATCTTTAAAAGCCTCCTTGCCCGCACCTTCAAGTGCCTCAATCAATCCGTCATCAACGGTTGTTACTGTTTCAGGCTTAAAGTAATCTGCATACAGCTTAATAGCCTGTGTGTCACCGTTCTGACATTTTTTAATCAGTGCCTGCCGAATTGCCGTCAGTTCGTCACTTTCATATTTCGTAATAAGAGCATTTAATTTCTTTCTAAACTCTCTTGACTTAACAACTCCATAGGACAGTGCAAGTGATTTTAAATCTTCAACAATGTTAAATTCCTGCTTTGTGTTTGTATCCTTGAGCAATTGTTCAAGTTTTGACAGCTTATTCTTCATTTTGCACCTTCTTTCTTTTTTGCATAAAAATAAACACCCGTTAAAAGGTGTTTAAAAGCATTTTAATGTATATAAAAAACAGCGGTTTGTGGTGTTAATTTTAATGTCAGCCATATGAACTAATTACCGGAGGGATTATCCATGGACGAACAAACCGCTGTTTTTAACTTAGGTATGCTCCGCCATCCGCTAACTTGAGGTTATCGGTAGCTTTGCTGTATGTCAGCCGTGTCACATCAAGCAGAGACGAATCAATCCGCTGTCTGTTCGGGCATTTGTTCGGTAAACGAAACAGTAAGCTCAGTCGGCTCACCTGCAAGGGTAATTTTGACTTTTGCTTTCTTGTATCGTTTCTGTACTTTCACAATTTTATCTTTATTCTCAGCCAAAAATCCGCTGACAGTTTCGTAATTATTGTCAGTAAATTTAAGCACCGAGGGAGTTTTCAAAAGTTCGCTTAAAGTTAGAATAAATTCAGACTCTTTGTCAGTTAGAGGAATAGGACTTGTACCGCCGCCGAGTAATCTGATAATGTGTGGAATACCTTTGAATACATAATACTTTGACCACTCATAGTCCATACGGACAAATACATAGCCGTCAAAAAGTATATGCGGTTGGGTTATCCACTTGCCTTTTGAGCGTATCAGTTTGTTTTCAATCGGCACAATGGCATCATAACCACGATGTCGGAGCTGTTCCGCAACAGCATGTTCTTGTCCTGCGTTTACATACAAAACATACCACTTAATGTTCATCACTTTTGCTCCTTTGCTTGAGCTTGTTAATTTCGTCCATAAGCTCATTGTAAAGCCGTGGATTACTCTTTTTGATTGTGTCATAAAGCAAGCTCTGATTTTCTTCGAGAGCAATCTGCTTGTCTGACTTAACATTCGTGTCGGTCTTACGCTTATAAGTAACCACCCTTGCAAGAGCGGTTGCCTGTCGCAAAAGGTCATCAGCAGACACATCATCAAACTGTCCTTCGTCAAGTTTTGATATGGCATCAAAAACTTTCTGCGATGCCATACGCAGGATAGCCTCAGCAGGATCAAGTTCAGGATAACGCTCAGTTTCGGTTAAAATCATACGAAAATTTTCCTGTGCAATTCTGAGCTGTTGAGCGTTAGCTAAAAAGCGTGATGCGTAACGGCTGACCGCCGCCTGTGACAACTGTTCGCCGTTTTCTGCAAGGTAAGACACGATTTCACGGTATGTCTGTCCGCTTACAAGCATCTGATCCACGGTGTCTTTGAGGTCAGAGGGCAGTTTGTCGATTTTTCCGCAGGCTCTGCGGTTGTTTCTGCTCATAACTAAACCTCAACCGAGTTATCGGTAACAGAACCTTCGAGGAGCTTAATGCCCTTTGATGAGAGTTTTGCCTCAAGTTCTTCATACGGAACATCTGCGATATCGGCAGGCTCTTTTGTCTTGATATGACGGAGCAAGATGTACTCTGACAAGAAAAGGTAATTAACAGATGAGAGAAAGTCATGTTCCGAGACATTGCCGATTGCAAATTTAACATCAGACAGCTTTTCGTAATTTACACGAAGAATATTGATAGTTCTCAAAATCTGTCCGTTGTTCTGAACAAAGTTTCTTGCTTTGATTTTCTGTATATATGCCTCTGCATCATTAGTCATTGTTTTTACCTCCTCTTAAAAGCTCCAAAATGAGCTTGTTTTGTGTCTTTATTTCGTCCTTAACCTCGTTTATAGAGTTGTAGTAATCCTTTTTTGTAAGGCAGGTGTCCTTGATTTGCTCAACATCAGTTTGCAACTTGCTGATAGATTTGTTGACATCGGTTTTAACATCTTTCAGTTCGCCTTTTGTTACATAGGACAGCTGAATTTCTTTGATTTCCTTGTCGTGTCTATCCGCTTCGTTAATTGTTCTTTTGAGAAAAAAGCTGATAATAGCGATAGCTCCCGAAATGATAAGACCGAAGAGCCACCAAGTGTCTGTTGCAAAATTCATAATATATTACTCCAAAAAAATAAGGTATCATTAAGTAAGTCTGTAACTTAATAATACCTTATAAAACCGTACTTCCGTAGAGGAAGAATATCCTATTTTTTCTTCATTGTTATATATCATCAAAAATACTTAACTGACCGTCAAGGTTACCGTTTGAGCATATGATTCTCACATATCTTTCTGATAAATCATATTCTCTTGCAAGTTGACTGCTGTTGTAGCCATTATACTTTGCTTTGATTTCAGCGTTGCGTTCGAGTTTTTGCAGCTCGCTGTATTTTTGTATGTATATCGTGTCACCGCCAAATGATTTACAGAGTTTAATGTAACTTTCAATGCCTATTGTTTCGGCGATGTCCCTTTGCGTACCTACCAAATCATCAAGATTTATTTTCACCAGCCTTCCTCCTTTGAGCACTGTCAATGTACTTTTTAAGTTTTTCAATCAAGGTTACACCCTGATTATATGTCAGCCACCTAAAAGGCTGCTTTGATGTACAGTCAATTTTCAGCTCTTTTTTGATGATGCCACAGAGCCTGTCACCGAGCTTTGCTGTGGTAGGCTCTGTGTCATATTTTTCGAGCTGATACATCAACTGCCAAACCTTTCTGCGTTGACCGTCTGACATTTTGCCTCTGCCGCTGTCCTCGTACTTTTTCTTTTTGTACGGTTTCGGCGGCTCTGTAAGATTCTGCAATTTAAGCCTCTCGGCAAGCTCAGATACAACCGTTTTATACTCATTCTCATCAAGACTGCGTATGCTTTCCTTTTGAGTAAGACGATAAACAATCGTGTGCAGCATATCGTTTTTGTTGCCTGATTCTAATACCCCGAGCCGTGCCGCCATTGCGTATATTCTTTGTGTCTGCTGTGGCTTTAACAAATCAATCACCTCAGCTTAAAGATATCTTTGTGCTGTCCTCAACCACAAAACTGCTCTGTATCTTCATTAGGATATCGTCAATATGGCTTTCATCCATTCCGTTAACGGTGAGCAGATTTTTGAAATCCTGCCATACTGCCGCCTCCGAAATAAGGTAAGCATACTCTCTGGCATCATCTTCCGAGATGTTTGTAAACTTCAAAATGTTGTTTACATCCTTGTCATAGTTAATGCCTTTACACTTCTTAATAAGCTGTTTGCGTTCGTCCTCAGACACACCGTTCATCTGCTCAATGACCTCTTTGATTGTGCATCTTACAAAATTTCCTTTCCAAAGTCCGATGAGCATTCTCTTTGCCGGAGCAGAGAGAGAATATTCTGTCTTTTCGGAAACTGCATCTTTATACGCTTTACCAAAAATGGAGAGCAGGAAAGAATTGTATGTAACTTTGAGCGACTCAGAAGTAACCGCAGTAAGTTCAGATTCTGTGCCTGCGTAATGGACACTCTTATATTTGGTGTTTTCAAGGTCTTCCGAGCACTGCATAATAATCTCTGCTTCGAGCTTGTCCTTGCGTGCTTTGAGTTTGCTCATATCTGCTTTTATGCCTGCAAGCTCATCAATCTGCTTTTTTAAATCAGTCATTTGTTTTATCCACCTTTGCAAGTAATTTTTCGGCACATTTGCGGCAGATGATAACATTATCTGCAATGATTACATTTTCAACTGTACCGCAAAAGCGACAACAGGGAGCAGACGGTTTAATTGTAACAGTGCCGTCTGTACTTGTTTCAATGTCAACAGCATTGCCCGGAAACAATCCTGCTTCGCCTCTTATCTGCTTTGGCAGAGTAATAGAGCCGTTTTTACAAATTCTCTTTGATGTTTTCATAATTGACCTCCTGTTCAATATATATTGCTTAATATTGCCTATCCTCACTCTGCATTTACACGGACTTGTGACCGTTCCCGTTGTCGGAAGTTGCATTAAGGTGAGCGGATTATCTCCGCTCGGAATAAAACTTTTCAACCGTTTTAAGAAAACCGTAATAATAAGCATCAGATGTCTTTACATTGGTTTTACTTTTGATGTTATCAAGTTGAGTAACCGCAATCTGTGCAATCTCACTTATAACATTTATAGGCAAACCTTTTATCAAAATTTCTTTTGAACCATCATCGTTTGTAACAAGCATGATGATTGTATTTCTTGTGGATAATTTTCCCTTGGCATTTTCGCAAAATCTATCAATTGCGGTTTTTCCGGCTTTTTTTACTACTTCACCTTCAACAACTACTGTGTAATCTTCCATTTTTATCCCTCCAAAATTTAATAAAGTTCAATGCTTTCATTGTTATCAATAAAATGTTTTTTCATTTTCTCAAAGTTTGTCCAATATGGTAAATACACATTATAGCTAAACTTGTCTTTAAACTCCTGCTTAGCTTTCTTGCTACGAGCTCCGTAAAGTTTACAATCCTTTTCGGTAACCACCGACTGTTTTTTACAACAACAAAATCTCCTGCGTTCCTCGCAGTCCTCCATAAGCCACTTGCCACGAAATTCATCGTTGATATAAACTGCAATAACATTTTGAAATCGTGATTTTTGAGTGAGGTTCAGAGATACTTTATATCCATCAATTTTGAGATGTACATACGGACTCCATACAGATGTAAGTGCTTCGTCAACCTTTTTCCACTCTTCTGCGGTCATTGTTGCCCCTCCTTTTACTCTTTTTTACCTTTCGGCTTTCGCCACGGATCATCCAACCAACCCATACAAGCAGGAGCACCATAGGCACAAAGCAAATTTCTCCGCCTGCTGTAAAGCTCCTTGCACCCATTTGACCGAATGCGGCAGTCATTACTACTCCCGTGCTGAACCCTGCGGCGAGCAGTAACACAATTTTTCTTAACGACATTTTAAATCCCTCCAAATATTGTTTAAAACACCTTGATACGCATAGCTTTTGCCATTGCGATTAAGCCCTCATAGGTGATGTTTCCATTGTCTACGGCATTGCCAAACACATTGCTTGCTCCTCTGATACCCTGTTCAGACCTTGCAATGCCAAGCAAAAAACTTACTGCTCGTTCATCGGACTTAACGGCAGGAAACAACAGCTCAATGTCGCTGTTTTTAATTGCTGATGTATGCCTTACTTCGGTAAGTTTTGTACGGTTTCGGATCTGAGCAAACGCTTCTTTGCTTTTGCCGGTATTTGTAACGGTTTCAATGTTTCCGACAAGGCAAATGCCAAGCTGTGGGTTGCTATCAAAAAAAGCTCTGATAGCCTCAATGGTTTTAATCGGCAGATGCTGTGCCTCATCAATGATGAGTACCTTGCGTTCACCTTCAAAGCTATCTGCAAGTCTTAACCACATTTCATCTTTGCGACCTGTTGCGGTGATTTTCTGTGTTCTGCAAAGCAGTTTTAAAAAGGCACTCAAAGTTACTAAACAGGGGTTTACGGACACATAAATTGCTGTTGCAGGATAATCTTCGGCATACTTTTTACAAGCCATTGTTTTGCCGATACCTGCATCGCCACACTCTATGGCAAGACCGCCCTTGAGATGACACAAGCGTATCGTGTCATAAACTTCCGTGCTTATACTTGTAGGCTTGTAGCTGTTGAGCACCTGAGCTGATTTGAGATTCTCTGCAGCGGCTTTTGTTTCAAAAGTCTCTGTTAAAAACTTTTCAAAATCACTTAAATTACCGTTATAACGGTTGTTCAAGTAGGTTGACAAAGTCGCTGCTGACTTTCCGAGAGCTTTTGCGGCTTTGGTTTGAGAGCCACATTCTTCAATAAAGTTCCTTAATTTCTCCTGTAATTCAGGGTTGGCTGACATTATTTATTCCTCCTTCTGTCGTTGTTCAAGATTTCTTATCATTTTTGCCTTATCTATCGTTACGATATTCGACTGACCAACTGCCATGGGCAACTGCTCTGCCGTTTCATCGGCACGGTGTACTGATATAACCTTCGGATTGATTTCCTCGGCATTTGCTTTGTTTTCCTCAGCGGTTGCAAGCACAAGATTGAGTGCTGTTTCTTTGCCAAATGCTGTAATCTGACTTGCCTTGAGTTCCTGTTTGGTGAGTTTTTCCAAACTCTTGACCTTGCGCAATGCCTGAGCAACTGCATCTTTAGATGCTCCGTAGGCAAGGACTGCTTCATTGTCCGTTGGAGCGGTCATTATGTAGTTATCATCAAGGTCATAAATTCTGACTTCTGAAATATCTTCAGGATCATATCGACAGTAAACTGATTCTCCAAAATGATTTAAAATAAGGTCATCATTGTAGTAATCAATTTTCTCGCCTGCAACAGTAAGATGTACTCCACGCCTGCCGACTTTCTGACTTCTTGTGCTTCTCATTAACATTAAGTTAAGGTCAAGTTCTGCGGCGACTCGTTTTTCTTTAAGTTGTTCTCTGTAAACCTGCATTCGGCTTTTACCGCTGTCTGAGCTTACCGCTCCGCTATATGGTTTTTCATTCATATAGTAGGTTAAAATGTCCTCAACTGCCTGAGTGAATTCATAATCCGTGGGTATGTTGTCGGTGTCCTTGATTACCTTTTTAAGTCTTTCCGGTCGTTCGACTACATTACCGCCTGTATAAGTCGGAAACAGTCTTGAAAGTCGGTCTTTAACATCTCGAAATCGTCTTTCAATAATCTTTGCCTTCGCATTTCGTACGATAGCATTTGTCATTTTAATGCCCAGCCGTTCAAAAACAGGCGGCGGTGCAAACTTGTCCTTTTGACTCTTTTTTAATCTGTGACCAAGTCCGCCGACATCGAATGTCAGAAACTCTCGACCGTTATCTACATATATGTTTTCGGGTATGCCGTACTTAACTATGCCCTTTCGTAGAGCTATCAATGTAGCCTGCGATGACGGTGCATCGGTCACATAACAGCCTGTAAAAATACCCGAACGAGCATCAAAAAATGCTGTAAGATAAAGCCTGTGGATACTTCCATTTTCGCCCTTTGTCTGCACATCAAATGTGTGGTTATCTGCAATCCACCATTCGTTTGACGCCATTCCTTCGTATGTCCTGCGTATGTACGGAGCACACCTGTCCCTAAAGGCTTTCATACCTTGCCGTCCCATAATTTCAACAGGCTTAGGTATTGCCGTTTGTACTTTCCTGTAAAACGATGCATAAGCAGGGAGAGGTAACAGCTGTGGAGCTTCTCGCTTAATCCACATTTCGGTGTATTCATAGCACGCCTGTATAGGGTGCTGTGCCTCATCAAGATAAAAACTTAAAAAGCATTGCCACACTTCTTCAGGTATCGAAGATGTACCTTTTTTCCAGTTGCCTCGATTGTCAAGCAGTCCTGCAAGGTCATCGGCTTTTAAAGCCTTTTTCTTTCGGTACAAAATGCCCTTTGATATGTTAAGATCGGGGTTAGCAACCTTTTGTAGTTGCACAAATTTTTCGGTTGCAGGTACTTTTTGTAGCTTTGATGTTGCACAATACTCATCCCAAGCGTTAAGTATTCTTATCCACTCGGCGATTTCTTCACGCTGTACCGCCGAAAATTCATCAAATTCCTTGTGGGGTCGCTCCGTCTTGCGTTCGGGGAGCAAATCCTCAGGAATTGCTATTGCGTGCGATTTGTAGTATTTAAGCTGTTCCGAGTGGGATAGTTCATTTAAAGGTATCAAATACTTTTTGCGGTTGTTTTGATTAAAAGATACTTCACTTTTAAGCGAACCATCCAAAACAATCCTTTTAATATATTGAGCAGAACATCCTTTTAACTCTGCAACTTCCTTAACATTAAGATAAATCAAAAAATCACATCCTTTTGACCTGCCATCATCAGAGCAGGGAGGTCATTTCCTGCTGACCGCCTTACGGCGGTTTCGGCTTTGTGGTATTATTAAAAAGTAAAGTGGTGAATAAAATGAAAGATTTAGATGCCGTAAAAGAAGGACTTAGCAATACTCTATACGAAAACGAACCTTTAGCAAGGGCAATTATTTCATATTTGGATAAATCCAACCCTAAAGCACATAAAGAAATAATTGATATTTTCGATAGAATTATTGAAGCTAAATTCAACCTCTATATTCAGGACTATAAAAACGATGATATAACTCAAACTCTTCTACAAGTGAATTATCAATATACACTTTTGCTTTATGTTTGTAGATAACCACACTTGCAATTTCTCCGATATGGTAAAGTGCCAAATCCGGAAGATAATACTTTTTCCCGTTGATATGTAAACCGTATCTTGATACCCTTTGTTTTAATACCGTAGGTTTTACTATACCTAATATTTTCGTCCGCTGATTTTTCACTTTGATATCAGCGGATTTTTTTAGTTCTACAACTTCGTCAGGTGTTAATCCTGTTTCCTCGTATTCGCAAAGCCTTTGTAGTGCTTCTCGTGTCTGACTTACTGATATTTCCGCTGGGGTGAGATGCTTCCCTTCTTTATTTACATATAAAACGGGAGCAAAATCGTCCAGTTTTGATGTCATTCTTTGCATATTTCCTCCTTGATGTGACATTCCTTATTTGTGTAGTGCGTACATTCTTCAACTGTGCAATCTCGTGGCTGTCCCGTATCAAGAATGTAATAACAAATCGAATAGCCTTTTTTGTTACTATGGTTTAATGGTCTGCGGTGTCCGCACCCTTTACAGCGAGGGTTCACTTTATTACACAAAATGCTCTCTCCATAAATTCTTTGGCAGCGGCATTTCTGCTTGCAAAGTAACTGCCGCTGTAAGGATCTCCGTCGCTGTCCAGCCACCACACAACCCACGGTTCAACTGCATTTGGATTGTGAGCCATTACAACACGATTGTTTATGTTTCCGATTATTTCATACCTGTTAATTGTTTTGCCTATCATTATTAAGCCCCCTTACAAAGTTCATCGAGTGATACTTCAAGTGCCTTTGCAATTTCAAAACCGACTAATACAGATGGGTTTCTTATGCCTTTTTCAATTTGATTTATCATTGCAGGAGTTACGCTCGCCGCATGAGCAAGCTCTACCTGTGTCAGATTTACTTTTTCTCTGACTTTTTTTACATTTGCTCCAAAATTCATGGTGTACCTCCTTGTTTTATAAAATTAACTGTGTTAAAATTAACTTGCTTAATTAACACAGTTATATTGTACTTTACATTTGTAATGTAGTCAAGAAAAATTACTTTACAAATGTAAAGTTTGGAGAGGTGTACAAATGTTTAGTGATATTTTTAAGCAACTTATACAAGATAGCGGTTTGACAGTTTACCAAATTTCTAAAGATACTGGGATTAGCGAATCTCTTATGAGTCATTGGAAGAGTGGTAGACAATTACCCAAGTATGATAGTTTAAATACACTTGCGGATTATTTTAATGTTTCCGGTGACTTTTTATTAGGACGCACAGGTAATAGAAACACAAATTTAAAAAATGACAAGCACCATGATTCAAATTCTCAATCACATAAGACAATAATTTTGCCGTATTACAGGACACCTGCATCAGCTGGCTCAGGCTCTTGGCTTTCAGATGATATGCCTATTGAATATACCAATGTTCCAAAGACTGAGGAAACACTTTCTGCCGATTTTTTGCTTGAAGTACGAGGGGACAGTATGCAACCAAAATTCTTAGATGGCGACCGTGTCCTTGTTCAAAATTCCGAAAGCATATATGAAGAGGAAATAGGAGTTTTCGTTCTTAATGGCGAATCTTACATAAAAAAGATGGGCAGAAATGAACTTATTTCGCTTAATTCTGCATATAAACCTATACAATTACACGAATTTGATGAGATTCGGTGCGTAGGTAAGGTGCTGGGTAAGGTGGATTTGTAATAATTTTCATTATCGTGCATAATAATTCAAATTCAGATTAAAAATAGTTTTCCACATTAGAAAACCCGAAATGTTAAAAAATATAGATTTTATCGGAATAGCAACAAGGTTGCCTTTGAGCACTTGATTTGTTGCCTTTGATTTGTTTCCTTGAAAGTCTGTGATGTACCCTAAAAATTGAATAAAAAGCCGATTTAAAGCCATTTTAAACGCTTTTAAAAGGTTATTTTTAAAAAATTAAAGCCGAGCAGGTTCACAAATTTTTCGTGAATTGCTCGGCTTTTTTGTTTTCGCACTAAATAAAAAAACAAGCTGTTTTTTCAAAGTGTAATTTCTTTTTACACCTAAAAAACGGCTTGTTTTCTACATTTTCAGATTTTTAACTTTTTTTAACGGCTTTTTACGGTTTTTCCTATTCTCTCCGAAAACTCACAACAGCCTGAAACAAACTCCCATACAATCAGCTGTGTTGCTATCCATTTCTGATCCTCTGTTCCGCTTAAGCTTTTCCCTGAACCAGGCTTGCCGTAGAGCAGAGCAAGGTTGATTGCTTTCTGCTTTGTCGAGCCTAAATTCTTCCAAACGGTTGAGGCACATTCTGTCAGCGTATTGCCTGAGTAGAGCGTGTGACCGGGTTCAATGCAATAGGCTTCTTTGCCGTCTGCAAAAATCTTGCACAGCTCCTCACCGGGAGTTCCGACCGTGTAGCCGTCACTGACTGTTGTCTGCTGAAATTTGATTATGTTGCCAGTGCTGTCATAACAGAAGTCGAAAGTGATTGTCACCTTATCACCGCTTGCCGCACTTACAGGGAGCGAGAACATTGTTCCGAATATTACGGCAACCACGAGTAAAAGTGCAGTTATTCTTGTGAATTTCTTATTTCTGATTAACTTAGTCATTTTAAAAATCCTTTCATAAAAAATATGGGGCAAGATTTTACCCTTGCCCCGATTGACGTCTTATTCTGTTTAAATACAATCATAATTTCATCGCCTGCCCTTCATTGAAATCTTCATCTATATCATTAGACTGTTCACTGCCGTCTGTGATATTTACATACTCTCCTATAATGTTCAGCGCTTCACAGTAGTTTTCTGCATCCCTTATTCGAGTGCACATCATTTCTGCCTCGTCAGCCATACCGTTTTGTTTAAGGGTGTGGCTTGCAATGCCCATAAGATTGAATATGTTTGAATCACAGCCTATTAATGCACAGTCGGGTTTTACCTTTTTCTCTTTGTTCTGTTCAGGTTCAAAACCGCCGAGCCTGTTGTCTACATAGTCGGACAGCCACATTCCTGCAAAGGCTGTATATGACTGCAATCGCCACATTGCCAGCTTGCCGATATCAAGGTGGACTTCTTCAAATGGATAAAGAATACAGGTAACGCCATCATTTTGAAACACAGAAACATTCTCAAACTTTGTATTGTCAAGAAGTATTCCTTTGTCCGTAAGCATTTTATTGATGCCGTCCAGCCATTCTTTAATTTCACCTCCACAGCCCTGCAAGATGAGTCCTTCCTTACCGTTCATACGGCGGAGGTCTGAGAGTGTTATACTATTGATTTTCATTGTCATCTTCCTTTCATAAAAATAAGCACCCACAATGAAGTGAGTGCCTTGCTTAATCGTATGCTCAACAGTAGACTACATATATTTTGTTGTTTTCTGCAATTACATTGAATGATAAGTCTCTCGGAGCTATGCCACTGCTTTGGAAGTAGTAGGCTACATACTCAACATCACCATAGCAATCTGCTGTCAGGCTTTGCGTATCATCATAATATGATGCGTTTGTGGGCGAGAACCAGCTTGCGTTGCCTGTGTTCAGTGAGGAATCGTATTTCATTCCAAGCTGCTGACCGTAGGCTATGCAGGCACTCACCGCATACTGAACATCAACCGTTTTTGCTTTGGTAGGCGGTTGCGTCGGTTTTTGCGTTGACTTTTCTGTCGGCTTTTCTGTAGGCTTCTGCACAGGCTTTTGAGTAGAATTTTCAGTTTCTTTTTTAGCAGTCGATTCTGATTCAGACGGATTACTATTCACTGTATTCTTGCTGTTGTTCTGGACCTCGGATTGTGTTTTCTGAATCGGATCCGTTGCCGAAACAACCGCCGAATTTTGCCCACTGTCGGCTTTTTCTATGGTTTTGGTATTCTGTCCCGAAGGCTCTGTTTCTTTTGAAACGGTGGCTTTTTCGGTGGATTGCATTGTTTCGGTTGTTGCCATTTCAGAACTTCCTCCAGATGCAGAAACACCCACGGAAGTTGAAACCGTGGGTGATAAAGAACTGTTATACATTTTTTCTTCTGCCGTACAAGCTGTGAATGTTCCTGCCATTAATATTATGCTTATCATTATTGCGATTTTCTTTTTCTTACTATCGCCGTCCTTTCAAGCACTAAGTATATCCAAAGAATTTCAAATGTCCAGAGCATATTCTTAAATTTTATCGCAAAACTTTATAATTTCATTCTTTCTTTGTTCCACTGCCTCCTTATACTCTACTGAACACAAGCCTAAACTATCGCAACACTCAATCTCCAAATGTCCATAGAAGTGTTCGATGCTTTCAATAACTCGGCTACATTCTCTCATACTTGGACCAGTTCTTAAAGCTATTGAATATCCTTTCTTTCCGCTACTTATGGTAGCATGAGGGTCATGAGTGTTACACCAAGGTGTGCACCTATCAATAAAAGCCTTAAATTGTCCCGGAATGTCAGCCCAATATGAAGGAGACACTGATATAATAATATCTGCCCATTCATACTGTTGAATTATTTTGACTACATCATCATCTTGAATACATTTAGCTGTATTATGACAATTTCTACACCCTTTACAAAAACTTATATCAAAATCATCAATACAAATACTTCTGACATCATATTTTTCTTTCAAACAATCTGAAACAATATTTACTATTTCAGCAGTCGCGCCATTTCTTACTGGACTACAATTCATTACTAAAACTTTCATTTTATTTATCTCCCGAAATTACCATTCAAATTGAAAGATATTATACATAAGTCTAGAGTAAAAGTCAAGGCAAAATCACATACTCTGCGTAAAGCTTTCTGATTCATCTTCCGACATATCCTCGGTTTCCTTTTCACTCTGCTGTTCATCAAGTGCCTGATGATACACTTCCATAACCTTGCTGTTTAGCATATCTCTTGACTCCTTTGAAATCGGGTGAGCAATCTCGCTGAACTTCGTTTCGCCGTTTTCATCAACATAGTTACTTGCAGGCATTGCAACAAATAAGCCTTTTCTTGAGTTCATCACTCTGATTCCGTGAATTGCAACCGCACCTCCGACAGTAACGCTTGCGAACGCCTTTGTGTTGCAATTATCAATATCAACGAGCTTATCAATTCTTACCTTGATATACGGCAGTTTCTTTTTCTGATTATTGTTTTTGGTTCCTTTGTAATTTGTATTCTGTGCCATTATAAATTTACCTCCGATTTAGTGTTTCTGCTTTTCTGCCCACAGCAGAGAAAGATGTAAAAGTGCATCTCTCTGTTCTTCCTCGGACAGGCTGTCAAGGAAATCTTCAAGGGTGAAATTTTCCTCGAATTCTTCTGCAAGTTCGTTACAGTTATCGCAGATTTTTTCTCTCCTGACAACTACCGAGCCGTCATCCTGCTGGGTGAATGATAAAACATCGTTGTATCTGAATCCGATTCGCTGACGGATTACAAAAGGGATTGTAATTCTTCCTTTTTTACCGAGAACTCTGTATATTTTAAGCACTACTCGTCCTCGCTTTCCGCAAGCTCTGCTCTGCACTCATCGCAGATACAGTTGCTACAATTACACTTGTCATCAAAATTTTCGCAATCATCATCGCACCTCTCAATTAGAATTGCTCCTTCCACAGCTGAAATCTGCACAGCACAGTCGGATGTGATTCCTGATACAATAAGGGCATCAAGCGGTATGCTTACATAAATTCTATTTTTCATTGTTAATAATACACTCCTTCAAAATTTGTTCTAAATCAATTTGTTGTTCGGTGGTTAAATCAAGCAGGCTTAACTGTAACGGCTTGTTTCTCTGCCTTTCATACATATCGTAGTTGCTGATTAGCAGTTCGGGAAATTGTTCGCCTGCATTGATTCGCTGTTTCATATTATGAAGCCTTGTGAAATCAAAAAATGAATATCCATCATATAAATTACGTATTTCCTTACAATCATTGTATGATACAAGCCATTTGCCTTTTGCATTTGCAAGTGCGTTTTTTAGCCTAAGATGGTCATTCCAAGTGAATCCGCACTGATACACATACTCGCTTGAGAAGTATGGCGGATCACAGTAGAAAAATGAGTTTTCTCTGTCATAATGCTTTATCAGGACTTCAAAATCCTGATTTTCAATCACAACATTTTCAAGTCTTTTGCCGACTTGCTTTATCAGTTTGAAAAGACTAACAACCGAAAACGGCTGACAGGCAAAGGATTTGCCACCGCTTGAGTAACTGTATCGCAGAAGTTTCAAAAACATTACTGCTCTGCGCAAATCGTAGTCCTGTTTCATTCTGACATATAGCTCTATGATTTCTTCTGCTTTTAAGTCAGGCAGTATAATCTTCGTCAGTTCCAATTCTTCATCAAGGTACTTATCGTCAAACTTTTCCTGTCTAAAGAAATCCCTGATTGCATTGAAATCATCCCTTGAATTAAGCGGATAAAATCCGAGTTCTTTTATGAACGCCATAGGTCTGTCACGCATACAGCGAAAGAGGTTTACAAGATTATGGTTGAAATCGTTGTACACTTCGAATTTATCAGGCTTTTTCTTACCTAAAAGTACGGCTCCCGAACCTCCGAACGGTTCAATATATCTTTCGTAATTTAGAGGAAACAGGGCATACAAAATATGAAGGATGGATGTTTTGTTTCCCATCCAACTCACAGGGGTTTTAATAAATCCCACCTCCAAATCAAGCCTTTATGAATTTATCAATCGCCCCTGAAACGACAAAAAGCCGTTGATTAAGCTTTTAACTCAACCAACGGCTTATATATAAAAACCAATATCAGTCGTTAGGAACGATTGATATTAGTTGTTGTTATTTAAATTTTACTGTCTGCCTTGTTAATAATCTTACCGATTTCAGAGATTACATTTACTGTCACAGCATTTCCTGCCATCTTGTAAAGTCTGCTGTCAGATAGTCCTGTTGCTTTTGCCTTGTCGAACTGATCGTCCGTGAAGCCTTGTAATTTCCAGCACTCCCTCGGAGTAAGCTTTCTTATTCTGCCGATATGAACTTCTCCGTTTGGCTCAACAAAGGCTACTGCAAATTTTTCATCATCTGTGAAATTCGTGCTTTCTACAAAAACTCCTGAATGTTCAGCTTTTCGGTTACTGATTCCCGAGTCGTGCCTTGCGGTTATGCATCTTGCAATTTCTGTCAGTTTCGGGTCAGGGTTAAGGTCAATGAAATGGACACGAGTGTCCATTTCATTAGATTCATTTCGCCCGACCAGTTTGACACTTTGTGTCAACGGTCGATGGCTAATTCTATCATTTTCCCTTTCAGGTAAAAGATAGAATACAGCCTGCGTTGCAGAAGTTGTCAGAGTATGCGCTATCTGACTTCCTACTCAACCTCGTCTTGAGTTCTGTCCCGAAAAAGCAGTATCAATGCTGTCACCGGGATATGCGATCTGATACCGTCTTTAGTTTTAGATTTTATCGGCAAGCCGAAATTTTCAGTATCTTCAATAAGATAAAGCCCCGAATGACCGCCGAATCCGCCCGAACCGCTTGTCAGTGTACAGCTGAGTCCTTTTGATGAGTAGATTCGCTCACCTTGCGTTGGGTGTTCTTTCCACAAGAGTTTTTCCGCTTGTTTGCGTGAAAGATAATACTTCTCCGGCACATTGTCCTCTAAGATATCCGATAATGAACACTCGATTTCGTGACTGTGGAACTGCATAATTTTTGCTGTTAAGTACCTGCCAGCACACATCATACCCCTCGTCGGTGCAAGCTGTGCTTACTCGTTTCCAACCGCAAGCGGTTAAAAACTCGCACGCTATGCTGCACCTCCTCTCCCCAAAAAGCTTACAGGTTTTCGGGGACCCCGTACGGAGAATTGTTTCAAATGTCCTGCCTTCGTCGTGGTTAAGCAGACCGGGAACATTTTCGAGGAAGATATACTTAGGTTTTTTAACGGCAACAATTCTTGCAATTTCAAAAAGCAGCGTTCCTCTTGTATCGTCAAAACCCTTTCTTGCTCCTGCGATTGAGAAGGACTGACAGGGAAATCCGCCGGTAATAAGGTCGAAATCGGGTAACTGTTCGGGTACAATTTTTCTTGCGTCATCAAAGTAAAGTTCACCTCCTGTATCGTACATTGCTTCATATGCCTGCTTTGCATACTTGTCGATTTCGCAGTATCCGACGCACTCAAAACCGCCAATGGCTTCAAGTCCGGAACGGAAACCGCCGATGCCTGCAAACATATCCAAAAATTTAATTGACATAAATCTTCATTCCAAACGAAGATTTATATTCTTAAAATCACCTCACATTCCCATAGTAATTCCACTATTCTCATCAGGAACTTCATCATCAACTTGTGATTCAGATTGGTTTTCCGTTTCGATTTCTTCCTGTGTGAGCTTTCTGAATGAGTCCTCGCTGGGAACCACTCCAAGTGAACGACCGTTGTCCCACTCAGGGAATATCGTTCCCATTGAATCAACAAATTTTACTGTTCCTCTTGTTCCTGCCGGAACAGGTGCGTAAAGATCCTTCATACTGATAAGCTCAATTCTTGTACCCGGCGAATACAATTTCTTTGTGCTTTCAGCTATTCTGCGCTGTCTTTCATATTCGTTCAAGTTATACATCTCCTATTTTTTTAGTTTTGATTCAAGCAATATCCATTAGTAGGACTCCTGATTTTTATAGTCATAAAATCAACCTCCTTCTTTTTTTCTGTTTGTATTGACATTTTTGTTGTCAGAGAAATGTGAGATTTCATTTTCATCACACTCATCACTGCGCCTGTCAAAATTCGGTTTCTGACGCATCTCTCTTTCAAACTTCCTGAGTTCGGGTGTGTCGGTAAAATACATTTAAAATCATTCCTTTCAATTTTTTGTAAATAAAAAAAGGCAACCGTTCTAATCAAAAAAATTAAAACGATTGCCAAATAAAAAAAGAGCCAATTACTATATCTCTAAAATAAGAAATATGATGATTGACTCATATATTTGATAATATTAAATTAAGCAGATTAGCGAAAGTAATCAGTTTTCTTTACCTTTAACTAAATTTTGTAGCTTTTCAACAGCTTCATCTTTAGTTTCAGAATCCTTCACTATTTGGATAATTGAGTTCATAAGAACATCAAATTGTTTGTCTGTCATATTTTCGAACTCCATATCTTTTCCTTTCCGATAAAACAATTATCACTTCTACCGGAAATAAATTTTATATATAAGTAATTGAGGCTCATAGAAAAACTATGAGCCTCTTTTGGCTCCCCCAACTGGGCTCGAACCAGTGACATCATGATTAACAGTCATGCGCTC